GGTCTTCGTTTTCTGGAATCATATTTAATGCGGCATTGATTTTATCAAATGTACCAGCATTTTTACCGTGGTGATTAAATCTCCAGAATTTAACACCATGTTCTGGGTTATCTCTGTCAATTATCTTTACCACATACATTTTAATTGCTCTGAATTGATACGCCTCTTTTTTAGACTCATCACTTCCTTCGGCTAGTAGAATTTCTCTAGCTTCGCAGAATGGACATGCTTCACCCTTTTCGTGCTTAGGGCAAATGAATGTTCTCCATTGGTTGTCCGTAAATTTCTTGTGTCCAACAACTTCAACAAATGGGGTTTCTGTGTCTCCCTTAGGTTCTATGACCCTTATTTGTCTTTGTGCTGATGTTACCCCATCTCCTAGATAGGTTGAGAAGTAGTTGTTTTTATCAAACTTTGTACCTCTTCTTTTTGGTGTGGCCGCTTTTTTATATTGGGCCATCATAGCTTCTCTTCTACTCATAATTTTTGTTTTTAAGTTTACTATTGTTATTTATTTACTTTGCTTACTTTACTATAATTAAATAGTGATACAAATATACTATAAATTATAAAAATGTCAAGTGATTTATTAAAAAAATAATAACTTTTTTTGTTATAATTTTTACAAAGATACTGTAAATAAAATTATGGTGCAATAAAAAAATATGGACATAAAAAAAGCCCCATAAGCGGGGCTTTAATATTATGGGTTGCTATTATTTACCATGCATCCTCTTCCTCGTATGGGTTTATATTGTCTAAGCTAGTCTTTATTTGTGATTCAGAATAATCCGAATCCACATCATCTTTAGTAAGTGTGTATTCCTTAGGTGTTCCTTCTGATTCTTCAGAATCCATAACATCATACTTACCATCTTGTGTTTTCCAAAAGTCTGTTAACTTAAGATTATATGGATAAGAATCTAACGACCTCAATTCTAGCTTTTCTTCTGGGGTTGGTGCTCTCTTCTCTAATTCGTTTTCTAGGTTGTCTATCTTGGCACCAATACTATTTATATCACCTAGTTGTGATTCTAATTTGGATACCATTCCCATAAGTTGGTCAACCTTAAGGTTTGCTTCATCAGCCGATGCCTTTGCTTCATCAGTACTAGTTACTAATTCAGTTACATCTAATTCTACTTCATCTTCTGGTTCGTCAACAGATAATTCTTGGTCCATTGGTTCGTCTTCTAACGGCTCATCTCCCATTTCTGCGTCCATTTCTGAATCCAGTCCTTCCTCACCTTCTTCTGAGTCTAGTCCTTCACCACCTTCTTCTGAACCCTCATCCCCCAACTCAGCATCTATGTCAGCTGCAAGGTCATCTAGGTTTTCATCGCCAGTTTCTTCTGGGTCTTCTTCGCTTAGTAATAGGTTCTTAATATCACCTTCTGGGTCATCACCTTCGCTTTCTGGTACATAGAATGAATACTCATTAAGTAAGTTAAACCTCTTTAATTCTTCATTCAATATAGCTTTCTTGTCCTTACTCATTATATTACATTAATAATTGTCTACCGTCTTCAGTAACGATTTTTTTATTTATTTTTTCAACAAGACTCTTATCTGTCTTAATCATACATTCTATATCACCATTACACTCATCTTGCTTAACAGCCTCTTCACCTAGAAAATTATCTAGTGCTTCTGCTAATTCTTTTTCATCGTTTTTATCTGACATAATTCTTAATTTAACATATGTTATTTTATAATAAATATCACCAAATAACTAAAAAACCTTCTCTATATTAAATATAACCAGTTCACTATTTTTAGTAAGCATCAGCTTATTTTGATAATCATCCCAATCTATTTTTATTGATTTATAATCTATGTTTCCAATATCACTACCGTGTATAGACTCTATTAGCTTATTCAGTGCGTTTATTGTGTATATTGCATTACCTCTCTTATGTATAAGTAGGGCATTAGGAAATAACGACTTAAAGTTAATTCGTTTACCATCCCTAACCTTAAATTTAAAGGTTACGATTAATTTTGATTCATCATCTAGATTCTTATATACAAACACCCTGTCCTTACGTATTGAGTGTTCTTTCTCAAGATATTCTAAAAACCAATCTAATCTTTCTGGGAATATAAATGATGCCAGTAATATTGTTTTATTCATTTTTCATAGCGCATAAAAAAGGTATGTATTTGACCGAATTATTAAGCCTTTCCATATTATCTTTATACAGTATAAATATTTCATCTCCCTCTAAAAACTCCTTAGATATATTTTTAATTTTCATTTCTACCCTATTTTCGTCAAAACCCATATATTTGATTAGGTACAAGTCAATTCCGAAGATTAATTTATCCCCATATATGTATATCATATCCTTATACTTAAAGGATATGATATCTTCAATCGAGAAAATTTTTCTAATTATCTTATTAATGGTAGTGGGGTGAAATTGTATTAGGTCTAAGAATACATAATCAATATCCTCAACCAACTCCCTATTTGCTAATGTAATGAACTCATCAACATCCTTATTAAACACATCTCTTCTTTCAGTCTTAGCGAATGTCCAATAAAGATTATCGTCTAGCTTCTTATCATAGATGTCATAATCATCGTAGTTGTCTTTAAGCCACTCATATGATGTAACAAGGGTTGGTACATCTGGAATTATATCCTCAATGGAACTAACAACATTTATATCGTCAGTGACATCAACCTTATTATTTGTTACTATATTAGCAATTTTCATATTGCAAACATACCACAAAAAAATTAATATTACAATGTAGTGTTATTTTTCATCACTCTGTGTTTCTGGTTCATCATTTTCTTTAGTTGTTTGGTCGTCTTCACCAGAACTACCTAATGCTTTCTTAATTGATGCATCCGCAGTTTCAAAATCAACTAAGAATGAACTATTACACCCAAACCTAGCGCCACTAGACAAATAGCACTTATTACGTTTATTTGATTTCTTACACCACTTTATATCCCCACCGTTTGGGCTGTAACCAGATAGGGTTTTCTCATAACCATCAGCACAAGAATCTGTACCAGCGGCAAGTCCACTACCCCAAGAGTCACCATTTTCTGGGCCCATACCAGCCTTCCATAGAGCTATATTGCTAGGGCCATCTTTCTTTTTTCTTATTTTTTTAATTAATGCATCTAATTTAGTACCACCACTTCCTTCACGTACTTCTAGAGTGTAAGGGTCAATTCTCCTTACTGGTGATATAGCGTGATGGGTTGTAATCCACTTAAGACCACCACCATCTGCTTTCAACGCTTCATGTATATCACAAATTAAATTCTTGGCCGTTTCTAATTGTACATCTGTTATATCCTTTTCTTTAATTAATGAACCAGCACTAACAAATGAAATACCAACAGAGTAGTTGTTAACATACGGACCTTTTGGGCCATATGAACACCCAGCGTGATTGGCCCTTTCTAATATGGGTTTTGTTTGAATTGGTGTTCCATCTCTTTTTATTATAAAATGGTACGAATTACCAACCTGATATAACCAATTAATTGCGCCTTCCGCTGTAGGACCGCCAGTGTAGTGTAGTACAAGTGTGTCAATTTTTGATGTCGGTGTTCTAGGTTTATTACTCTTACTACTAAAATAAGGGCTTAGGTGTCTAACTGTAACCTTTCCGCCAGGTTTATAAACCCCTAGGTTATAGGCGGGCCATGTATTTTTTGGGTGACTAAAGTACATATTTTTTAATTTTATATTTCATATTATGGTCTTTTATATTCTTTTGATACTGCACCACTATCTCTTCTTAATCTTATGTGGTTCATATTAATACCGCTGGGTGGTTCTTCGTCATTCCCAACATGTCTTATATTGGATGGTATCGCTCTACTACCCACTTTAGTTCCGCTTCCATCAACGTCAGATAATGAACCTAATAACGACATTGCCAGTGTTTCAGCATCAATAAGTGGGGTATCAGTATATCTAATTCTAACACCCTTAAAGTTGGTTGACATATGATTTGGTGTTATCTTATGATTAACGTTTATTATCATATAAGCACCGTGAAACATTGGTATATTATTCAACTGAAAATACATCATTGGTTGAATCTGGGCATTACCTAAGGACTCAACGGTAGATGCATACGACCTAACTTGATAAACATTCCATAGGTTTTGTCCAGCAAAGTTCCTATTGCTTTGTGAGCCCATTTTAGATATCGAATCTGTAATAATCAATGATTCGTCAGTTTCTGCAAATTCCTTTTGGTCTAATACCACACCCTTAAATATATTTTGGTTCTCATGACCATAGTTAACCATAAACGCTGGTATATTGTGT